AGTTGCTAGTTTTTGAAATTCTGATGCAATTCTTAGAAGAATATCAGAAGCTGATTCTTCAATATCTAAACTTACATCTTTGAGCTTTGGAATAAACTCATCCTCAAAATCTGGAAATACAGAAAGGGTTACTTGCTCTTTAGGAGCTTCAGCTTTTCTTTTCTCATATAGATTATAAGTAATCTCAGAACCATCAGGCATAATAACCATTAACTCAGATAATGGAATAGTGTAGGCAAAATAATTTTCACCATTAGAGTTTGTACCTTCTTTTACATCATATTCTTCTGCAAAATAAGGATTGTGTTTGTATCTAAAGAGTGGTCTATCTTCAAAAGCAGATTCAATACCTGTTTCTTTTCCAGAACCATCTCTATTGATATCAATAAACTCAATGAAGATATCTTCTCCTCTCTTTAGTTCACCTTCAAATAACTGCACTTGTCTACCATACTTACCTTTCTGAAAGAAAGCAGTTTTGATAGTAAAGTAGGGATCAGTTACCTGAGCTTTTCGGAATTTGTCCATGTGATGGGCAAAGAATTCCTTTTCTTTTTCTTTTCTACTCATACTTAAATTTTAATTGTTTTACTTGCTTGGGCTGGAGTTGCTATTTCAATAATTCTCATGGAGTGTCTATCAAGCTTGAAGAAGCTAATCCTAGTGGTACCATTTCTAGATTTAAGGAAGTGAAACACAAGAGTGTCTTCATCACTAATTATAAATCTCTCTGGACCATACTGTCTAATCTTTCTGATAGAGGGTTTATTAATACCCAACACCACATCAGCATGTTGCAATAAAGCATCTGCTCCAAATAAATCAGAATCTAATACATAATTTCCATAGTCACCATCTTTAGATCTATCTGGGTTATCTATGTTCCTATTCAACTGACTTAAGATAAGAAACGCCACAGGATAATGTTTTTTCATATATGTCATGGCTTCACCAAGAGCATATAATACTTCAAACTTATCCTTCTGACCTTTACCTACTTTAAATAAAGCTGAGTGGTCAATAGTAACCAGAGTATTTGTGTAGTTACCTGCTTCATCTTTGTGAGCTTCCATATAATAATGTATAGTTGCACACATCTCATCTACAGTACAAGGATCATATACTACATCAATGACATCATGTCTTGCACTATCTTCATAGTATTGGACGCATCTTAGGTATAGATCTTTATCTACTGGTTCTCCTTTGGACATTAGTGTATTGTAATCAGAACCTGTATTCAGACTCAGCTTTCTGATACCATTGGTCTCATCAAGCATCTCAAACTGGAACTTAAGTACTCTAAATTTATGGTCTTGGTTCTCTTCAATAATATCAGAGATTAACTGTTCCATAAATAAAGTTTTACCTGTGCCAGGCCTAGCACCTACTACGGTGATAGTTCTCCATTCCAATCCATCACAGAAGGCATCATTAAATTTGGGCCATGAACTTTTAAGTGACTTTAGCTCACCAGATCTTCTAGCCTTCATCTTAAGAAGGGCTTTTCTAAGAGCGTCTCTTTCACTCACAGGCTTCAGAGCCCGGGCACCGTTAAATAATTCTGCCATACATTTGGATTAAGTTGTTAGCTTACTTTTTACATCATTATAGATGTAGTGAGATAAACCCACTATAAATTCAATTGCTAGAAATTGTACAAAGTTCATCTCTACAAGAAGAGTATAAACTAATAACCAGGAAACAAGGCTTCCTATTAATGCAATGAAAAACAATTTGGTTTTAATCATACAATGTGTTCTTTAAAATAGTTTGGTTCTTCATAATCATCTGCTTCAATCATATCACAATAAGTTGCTAGAGTTGAATCCCAGGTTTTATCTGTATTCTGTTTTCTAACAAAATATTGAGAGTTTCTCATGTAGTTGTATCTATTCATAGAATATTCATCTACATACTTATCAGTAGCTTTTAACACAGTATCCCATGAATAGCTAAAGTTCTCAAAAAACCATCTAAAAGCATTCTCAAGACCCTTAACATTTACTCTTGCAGGTACACCACTAGGTAATTTACCTTTTGGAAACAATTCATTGTAAAGTTTAATATTGTCTAGGAAGTCATCCCCCATTAGATTCTTAGAAGTTTTCTTCTTAGATTTCTTGAAGAAGCCATCAATTTCCTGTATAAATTTAAGGCTATTCCCTGACAATTCCAAGGATTCTGTAAGGTAATTACCTGATAATAATTTGGCTACTTCAAGAGATGTGTTAATAGATTTATCAGGAACAATTTTATTATGCATGCAATATAAAACATAAAACATGTTAGGTGTTAAACCCATCTTACTTATCTTAAAAAAGATTTCTTCCATTACCAAATGATTTTATAATTATACAAATGCTGTACAGTATCCCGAACTTCTCCAAAGACACCTTTAGAATCCCATTTGCTACCATTGTATACAGCACTTGCCGGATGTGAGACAATAAATTTAGTACAATTTTCTCCACACATGTCTGCCCACTCTTGAGATTTTTTACCCATATAGACATAAACTAGTCCTGGATGAAAGTTCTTTAGATAATCAAATACATAAGCTACAAATGGAGCCCAGATTTCATAATGCTTACCAATCTTACCTACTTCAGTTGTAAGAGCTGTATTTAGCATAAGTATACCCTGTCGGGACCATTTTGCTAAATCTAGAGGTCTTTCATACCCGTCCGGGTATAATTTCTCAACTTCATCAAGAATAAATCTTAGTGAAGGTTGTTCTCTTTCAGATTTACTACAACTAAATGCAATACCGTCTGCTACACCTATTGTAGGATAAGGGTCTTGTCCAACTATGACTACTTTAAGTTCATCATAAGGACATTCCTCAAAGGCTCTAAACACATCTTTCAATACAGGAGTAAATCTTTTACCACTGTTTGAAAGATTATATAAATCAGTAAGAATCTTTTCAAACTCTAAACTAAATATAAAAGGTTTAAGAACTCTACCCCAACCACTAGGTTCAAGTTTATTAAATATTTTTTGTTTATAATCATTGCAGTCTAATATATTAGTCATAATCATGTATATTTGTTAAAAAAGTATAATATAATGGCTACAGTAAAAGAATTAAAAGATGATGCTCTTGTTGAGATTAAAGTCAATAAGGCATTCTATTATATGTTAAAAAACACTCTTTATCATCAATTTGTAAACATAAAAGGTGAAAAATTAGAAGATAAAGAAGCTTATATTAAAGATATAATGTCTAAGCCATATTCTGATTTATCAGAAGAACAACGTGCATTCTTTACAGTTACACTAATTATTTTAGAAGTAGAAAGAGCTGCACATGAGCAAAATCTTTATGAAGAAAAAGAAATTACTGATTCTTCAGATGCTAAGAAAGATTAAGATTAAAGTCTCTTCCTATTTCTACACAGGACTCTATTGCTAGAGCCAATTCCATTTTACTGCAGTCAGCAAAAGATTTACAAATCTCTGCATCTCCTGCATCATAACAAAGACCAGCATGGGTCTTAATAATTCTTTTCATTTCATCAAAAGTATAGCCAGATTCTTGTGCTAATGTACGTATACATGCATGCACTTTAGCAATCTGAGCTAATGAGGCATTGTCAGAAGTTAAGCCCATAAAGACTTCAACCTGCTGTCCATCAGCCAGTTTATCAATAAAGATCTGAAAATTTAATTTGGATTTATCATCAGGATAAACTAACTTACCTCCGCGTTTAACTAATTTAGTAGTAAACATAAGCTGATTTTTTGTATATTATTAATAGATATGGATAGAATTCCCGGAAATAATAATCAGATAAGTAAAGATACTCAGATAGTATTAGATTACCTAGAAAGATTCCCAGAAGCTCCTTCAAAAACTCTAGCCAGAAAAATATATTCTGAAAATCCTGTTCTTAATTCACTTGAATCTGTCTATGGTAAAGTAAGATACTATAGAGGTCAATATGGCAAAGCACATAGAAAAAGCTTACATAATAAACAATTTCAAAAAGAACTTAAAGTTGAAATAAATATGAAAGAAAAATTTCTACCAGAGTCTTATGCAACTAAGCGTGATACTTTTATATTCCCATCAGGTTGCAACTCAGTAGGAGTTATTGGTGACCTTCATATACCATATCAAGATAATGATGCTATAGAAGCAGCATTTGATGAAATGGAAAAGCAAAACATAGAATCTCTACTTATCAACGGTGACATGTTAGACTTTTACCAACTTTCTTTCCATGAGAAAGACCCAAGAATGGTTCACTTCAAACAGGAAATAGAAGCAGGTAGACAATTCTTAGATTACTGCAGATCCAGATTCCCTGGTATTCCAATATACTTTATCCCAGGTAACCATGAGAATAGATTTGAAAGATACCTTAGAGTTAAGGCATCAGAACTATTAGACATGGATGAATTCAGACTAGATGTACTACTACATGTAGCTGAATATGGTGTACAATATATTCCATTTAGATCTAAAGTTGTCTTTGGTGATTTTCTAATAGAGCATGGAGACAAGATTCCTGGTGCAGGTGGTGTAGTACCAGCCCGCACTGCTCTAATGAGATTAAAGACTAATTGTCTTATAAATCACTTTCACAAAACAAGTTCTAGCTCACAGAGAGTATATGGTCCTGAAGACTCTACAACTATCCGTGGTTATAGCCTTGGTTGCTTATGTGAACTCACTCCAGAATATTTAGAAATAAATGAATGGAATCATGGGTTTGCTATTCTAAAAAGAAATGGTAACTTAGTACAAGTTAGCAATTACAAAATAGAAGGTAACCAAATAGTCTGATGTTTCTACCAATTGAATTTAAAGATGAAGATGGCCCATACATTGAGCATCTTAATGTTACTCACATAACAAGAATATCTTTTGTTAATCCAAGAAATCCAGATGCTGGTAGTAAAATACATCTCCGTACAGGAGAAATACTAAAGACTACTATGCCATTTGATCTGCTATCTAAAGAAATAGATGAAGCTTGGGAATCAGGTTCTATTCTTATTCTATCTGCAATGCTATCTGAAAAAGCTAAACTCATGAAAAAGAGTGACCTACAGAATGAAGGAATTGAAGAACTTGATCCTTTGTCTGAAGTTTAAACTGATCAGGCCAATCTAAATTATACACGTACCAATTTTCACCTTCTACTCTATCATTATCTACTGAAATTAAAGTAAGATTGTTAAATATGTCAAGAGTATAATAATAATAATCATATCCATTTTGACTCTCTAAGTCATTGACTTCTACCTTATTAAAGCCTAAGTCTGTTAATTCATTTTCTGTCATTTGTTAATTGTTAGCTGGTGACATAGTCTGCATAAATACTTCATGATTGAGTATCTCATGCGGGTAGTCTTTAGCAATTTTCCAATAGACTTGACTTACTTTACTGTATTCACCGTGTTCTAGAATTCTTAAATTTCTGAAGCTCTTAATTGATAGAGTAACCATATGCAGGTTTTCTTCATCAGATGATTCTAACATTCTAATCATGTTTTTAATTTCATCATCATTAATGTAGCCCATTCTCTTTAGCAGTTGTAATTCTGCCATATATACAAAAGGACGGAATGTCCCAACTTTACTACCCTTATGATACATATACCATAGATAGTTCAAGTTTCTATCTACATTTTCTGTTAATTCATAATGCTCTTTTGCAATCTGTGCTGATAATTCCAGCATTTCATGTGTTATTTTCTTTTCCATTTTAAAAGATATATCTGATGGTATTCCAAGGTATTATACTATCATGTATTTGAATAAACTGTTTAATGTAGTCTGACTTTCTATTATGCTCATATCTTACATTTCTACCACCATACTGAGATACCTTACCTTCTTGTATCTTAGGTGTCCAAAGAAACTCTTCACCTGGTAATTTATTTGCTACGTTATACCAATGCTTTTCTTCATTATGAGTTAAAAAGATTACCTCAGCTTTAACTCTATCATCAGCCCACCCATCTGTTTTGGCCATTCTGTCTATAGTGTTAAACAAACTCATATAATGCTGTAACCAGTTATCATGTACAATAACAGGACTAAAATTTAAGTGAACTTCATAACCAGCATTTCTAAATTCGTAAACAGCTCTAAGTCTCTCATAAAGTTTACTTGTATTAGGCTCAAGATGTTCCATTAATTCATAAGGCATTAGACTAAATCTAATTCTAATTTTACCTTCAGGACCAAAAGTCAATAAATCTCTGTTCACATGCTTAGTAGCAAATGAACCCATAGCAAGTGGATGATCTCTAAAGAACTTAAAGATTGTTCTCCAATCATGATACTTAGCATGTAGAGCAAAGTCCTCATTACAACTGATATCATATGTAATATAATCTCCAGTCTGATTTGGTTTCTCTACATCTGCAAAGAATGCATGGGAATTAATTTCTGTCAGGATATCCATAGTATTCTTAGCTACAGTTAATCCTTCCGGCTTATGTCTCTTCATATAACAGTAGGTACAGTTATACAAACAGCCATGACCAAAAGAAGGAGCAATGTAATCAGTGCTCCTTCCGCTTGGTCTAATAATCATACTCTTTCTAGTGACTTTTTCTACAACACTCATAATCTCTTAATCCGCTGTACTTTCCTAACATATGTAGAAATTATCACTTTAGAAAGTTAATGTAAGATTGTGCAGCTCTTCTTGAGGTATACTCAATATCAAATCCTGCATTATTCTTAACAGTCTTCCAAAAGAACCATAAGAATCTTCTCTTTACTGCATACTTGGTTTGATAACCATCTTGTACTTCTACAATTCTGTAGTCTTTCTTGTTTACATTCATACTATTCTAGATTTAAATTATAGTCTGCTAATATTTCTCTTAATTCTTTTCTAAGTCTATCAGCTAAATCTCTTTCTTGATCAGTAGCTTCTTTCTTGTCAACATAACCATATTTGGTTATCTCACGTAGTTTTTGGTCAATATCCCAAACAACTAGTTTCCATCTAGGACCATCTAATGCATCTCTTGCATCTTCTTTTTCTTCAATAGAATCAAACTCAAGAATTATCTTTCCCATTTTCCATAATTTTAGTTGGCCAATAATAATCACATTTCTCTTCTTCTTTATTGTAAGGTAGATCAAAGAAATATGATTGTCTAAATTCACTTGCTATAGCCTTATACCTATAACATGTGTCTTTTAATGGACAATCTGTTCCTTTACACATTGACATATCCGGCATAACTTAGAGCATAAAGTTAAATAATAAATGACCGAAGCCAATGCCTGCTAAAAAGTAAACAAGATTGTTTACCCATTTTGGATAATCTTCCATTTTAAAATAAATTAAAAATTACTTGTAAAGTAGCACCAATTGCACATATAGTAACAAAAATTAATAGTACCATCGTGCCAATACCAGCCATCTCTTCTCTACGGTCTTCTTTGTTTAGTTTCATAGTTCTTGTTGTTTAAAGTTTACTTTTTGTGAAAAAATCACAATTTATGCTGGTTTTAGCCTACATAATCGGTTATTAACCGGTTAAATATGCCAAAAATGACACTTTTTTGTGATTTACTTATCTTTAATGTTAAGATATCCAATAATAACACCTGCACCAGTAAATGTACCCACAGTGTAAACTATTTCAGCTTTACCGATAGGTTCCCAATTACAAGTACACATCTTGTATATACATCTGATTTCTCCAAAAATTGCTACTGCAAAAAGTAAGATTGGTAGAAATGTTAGTATAACTACCCCTGCTCTATTTTTCATGTTCAACAATTTTAAATACTTCATAAGCTTCTTCTTCTGCCCATGTAATAATTTCTTCTTCATCTGTATGCATTTCAAATGATAAGTGCATAAGTTCATGCATAATATGACCAAATGTAGTTATATCATCTTTACATCTAGTAAGATTAATATATATAAACATTGGATCTCCTTTTTGATAGTCTTTATTTGCTTTAGGTATATAATTACACCATCCTGCTATATAT